GTTAGAGTTGGAAGCTCAGTCTGATCCATCAGAGTTGTCCGAAACCACAAAGGTGCCGAACATTTGGAAGAAAAGTGTCCATCCTAATGTTAACTTTAAGGTTCCTGTAACCACCAAAAGTGATAACCTAGATGAGTTGTGCTCCTCTGTAAGAAAGTCGTATTTGAGATTGTCGATTAGAGGGGATGGTTATTCTGAGACAGTATCAGGTGTTTGTGTGGGAAACTCCAAATATCTTTTTCCTGCTCACCCTTTTAGCGTAGGGGACACATGGCAATGTATTGCCGATTATGGTTATTCTCAGCATCATGTTACGAGCAAGATTGGGTTCAAGATCTCACGTAATGATATTATATCCCTTGGCAATGACTTGTGCCTTATACATTGCGTTAGTCTTCTGCCACGGAAAAATATTTTACCCTTTTTTCCGGCACAACAGGACATGGTAACTCGAAGTGGGTATATAGTCAATCTCGATGCAGGGGGTTTGGTCAGAACCAAATGCCACACCTCCTACTTTAGAGCAAATGCTGAATATGTCCACAAGAGTGGAAAAACTATAATCGCTGATTTGCTAATGGGTGAACGACACGATAGATTTTCTGTTTTTGGGGATTGTGGAAGTCTGATGTTGTCTGAGACTCGCGATGGCTTTGTTATCACTGGTATGCAAGTGGCCGGAGCAACCAGTGGGAAGATAATAGGCTTTAGTCAGGTTTCACAGCAGCTTTGTGATGTTCCTGATCATCCTCTGGCTCTCAGCGCTTTGGGTGATTTTGCGCCCCAATACATGAGAGGATCCAAATCTTCTGGACCATTGTGTGAACCCTATCACAAAGGTGTGCATGTTTATGCTCAACACTGTGATGCACTTCTTCTTGGATCTTATAAGGGTGGAGTTTCATCCAAATCGCATGTAGCTCCTACTATGATATCAAAAGAAGTTTGTAAATCATTCCAGTATGTGAACGAGTATGGTCCACCACCTATGAAGGGTTTTTTGAGAGGAGATATTTGGTACAACCCTTGGACTATTGCAACCGAGGCCCAAGGAACAATTTCTCCCCATTTCAATCAGGACGATGTTTACCATGTGGCTAAATGTTTTGTTGAGGAAACGACTATTGATTCATCTTGGTTGAAGAAAGTGAGAAACTTTGACACTGACGTAGCCATAAATGGTATCGATGGGGAGCCTTTTATCGACTCTATTCCTATGAACACGTCAGGAGGTTTTTTCTTTCCTGGCGAAAAGCGGAAATATTTCATGCTCGATCAAAGAGGTCGGTATGTTATGGGCCCCGAGTTACGCTCTCACTACGATGAGCTTAGAGCCCAGCTCGCCAGTGGTAATAGATCGAACACTGTTTTCAATGGAACATTGAAGGATGAAGCCAGGCCTGAGAGAAAGAATTTGATTGGAGCTACACGGGTTTTTTCTGCTTGTGATGTTGCGTTTTCTATCATTGTTCGTGAGCAATATTTGGGGGTTGCTCAAGCGATGATGATTTATAATTACATATCTGAATGTGCTGTGGGCATGAACGCTTACACCGATTGGGATAAGTTGGGTTCTTACCTGACTACTTTTGGTGATGACAGAATGATTGCAGGTGATTATAAAAACTATGATAAGCAGATACCTCCCTTGTTTATTAGAGCAGCATTTTTTGTTCTGGATCAATGGCGAGCCGTTAATGGAATCTCTAGTGAGGATGCTTTGATATCTCGTGGCATAGCCACCGATATAGCCTTCCCAATATTGAATATGAACAAGGAGCTAATTCAATTCTTTGGTGGTAACCCTTCTGGGCACCCTCTTACAGCACTTATAAATAGTGTCGCTAACTCATTGTTTATGCGGTTTTGCTATCACAAACTTGGTTTGGATGTTTCTACATTCAAGCAAAATGTGAAGCTTATGACTCTTGGTGATGACAATGTTATGGGGTCCAATGAAGAACGGTTTAACCACACATCCATAAGTACTATTCTCAAAGAACATGGTGTAACATACACTATGGCAGATAAGCAACAAGCTAGTATACCTTTCATCGGTATAGGAGATGTCGACTTTTTGAAACGTACGTTCACTAAGGATTACAGGGGTAAATATATGGCGCGACTCAATCCCACAAGCATTTTAAAGAGTTTGACCATTTGGGTCCAATCGCCACACGTTTCCCCTTTTAAACATTTGGCTGATTGCTATTTGTCCGCACGAAGAGAATGGTCTCTATATGATGAGGATACTTTTAATAGGAATGTAGCCAGAATGGAAACAATTTTTAGTATTCCAGAGTTTAGAAACGTTCGTTACCACTTTGTAAAGAGACACCTTTATGATTACTTTACAACCCGTGATTGGGTGGAAGGGTGCTTAGTTCAGCCCTCTGATGACAATCAAATAGACATAGAACATGTCAATTTGACTTGTCTTGAGGAATAAGGTGCCCTCAGGACAAGCACAGTCCTTTAAATTGTGTTACTGGGATGTACCAGGGTTGGGAAACTTAAATCTGGGTTACTAGTTGGTCATAGTAATTTCTACAACACGACCGTCAGGACAAGCACAGTCCTTAAATTGTGTTACTGGGAAGTATCCATTATGCTAGTTGATCACGGCATTCTTATTATTAGATCAAACCTACGCTCTAAAGATTGTGAGTAGTGGGAGCCAGGCGTATACGGTTCTGGTAACCCACCCCTTTCTATTGCGTTGTCGCAGCCAGTAGCGTTGTACTGGCCCCAGGCTGAGGGAAGACGCACATAGTGGTAAGCAGTCAATGCACTATGATATTTTATAGTTACTGTCATTTCGTCATTTAGACGTATAGCAATATGGTTTGTTTTCACTATATTACTTCTAATAACCAGTGTGATTTCTCGGGTTTGATTACTAAATCACAATATTATGAAACCGTGGAGCTTTCGGCTCACAGCTCCACAGCACCTACAGGAACTAACATACAGGATCAGAAATTGGTAAATTGTACTGATGTTATGGAGTCACACCACCCCGTAAGAGATATTTCGCACGGTGACAGTGCTGAAATAAAGGATTTTCTTCATAGGAGGGTTCTACTTGAGCAGTTTGATTGGGATCACGATTCCGATTTAAATGTTGTTGTCGACCCCTGGCAAACTATGTTTGATAATCCTGTTATCATTAACAAGTTACGTAATTATGGTTTATTTCAAGGTGACCTTAAGATAACCATTTACGTTAATGGTACACCATTTCATTGTGGGATGGCTTTGGCCTCTTATAACTACAGGGCGATAGAAAATTCTCTTCCCACTCCAGGAGGAACTATTCAGCTTATTAATAGGTCTCAACGGCCTTGTACATATTTGAATGTGTCTTCGGATAAATCAGGAGAATTTATTGTGCCTTTCTACTATCCGTTTGGTTACCTCAAAACACATGTTCCATTTCCTGGGGTGGAGAGTATTGGTAAAGTTTTTATAGATGGGTTCTTTCCACTTCGACAATTGAATTCTGGAACTGAAAAAGTTACCTTTTCAGTTTTCGGAGAGTTTGTTAATGTGAAATTGGGTGCACCCACAATGGCTTTGTATGCTGTTTCAGATTCTACACCAGTTGATTTTTCCAGGTTTGACCACGTTGAAAGCAAGGGTACTCGCAATCGCCAAGGGGACCAGAAAGTGTTTAAGAATCATGTTGTACCGAACATGGCGAATGTTGGATCTTATGATACTTCTCAGACGTTAACTTTCAGTCCTTCTACAGCAACGACCCCTGATCTAACAAGCACTGGTATTCATTCTCGCGATGAGTGCTCCATTAAATACCTCTCTGAGAAACAATCGTTTGTTGATCAGTTTGCTTGGTTTCCTGTTACACCTTCCGGAACTTATATCTTTGCTGGATCCCTTGACCCAATGTGGGAGAGGAGATTCGCTGCAATTGATCAGTCAGCCACAGTAGGTACTGTTTACGCCCCCACGGCTCTTTCTTTTGTCTCCAGACCTTTCTCTGAATGGACCGGCGCGTTAAAGATTCGCTTTCAGATTGCTACATCCCAATATCATAGAGGGCGATTGGCCGTGGTTTATGACCCTCTTGGACCACCAAACACTAGCACCACTCCTTTCAATAGCAATTTTACTACGATCATCGATTTGTCTGAGGGTAGGGATTTCACTATCGAATTTCCGTGGCAGCAAGATCGTCCATACAAAATCCTGGATCATTTTACTATAGGTAGAGCTTTCGAGGAAGATCAGTTGGGTTCTGTTGAGAGCTATGTACCCGATCCAAGATATACTAATGGGGCCTTTTATGTTTACGTAGTAAATCAATTGGTATCTCCAGATTCAACTACACCTGTGAACGTTATAATGTCCATTTCGGCTGGAGAATCTTTTGAGTTGATGAACCCTGGTGGGAGGGGAATCAATGTGTCGCCCTTTCCTCCCAAGAATGTTTCAGGAGGTGGTTTCGCTGCTTCACCAGATATGTCCGGTGTGTCCCGATCAACTACAGTTCTCGATTCTGCAGCATCTTCACTTTCAAAAATGAAGAATGCTGTCAAACGGAAAAAGAAGAAAGACAAGTCGGATAATGAGGTCGATCCTAATCCACTCGAGGCTTTATCCAACATTCAGTTATCTCCCCACTCGAGTATCGTTATTGACAGTACAGAGAACGAGGAATCTTCAACATCACTCTTAGATATATCAGAGAATGCCATTGGGACAATCACCACCAAGTGGGAACATTTTTATGGAGAGAGAATTACTAGTATCTATGATCTCATGAAACGCTTCTGTTATTATCGGACCCTCCATGATGAGGAAACAGACACCCAACGTGGACGCATAACCTATGTTATGACGTCCATGCCGTGCATTGGTGGTTTCGATGCACAAGGTCCTGATCAAGTAGCAGCATTTCCTCCTATTGCCTATGCTCAGCTTACTACTACTTATATGGCATATTTCAAAGGGGCGTATACTGGCTGGCGAGGATCCACAAGGTGGAAGTTTATGAACCAAGGGGATTCTACTAGTTTGTCGGTGTGTAGATTGACAGGTTCTGACCGAGATCTTCCCATGGATTTTCGCCCCTTCACTCGCGTTATTTTGGATAAAGCTGAGGGTCCTGGTAGGTTAGCTCAATTGGCGGCGATTTCCCGTGACAGGACGGGAGCAGGCATGGCAACATCACAAACCAGAACCATGGATGCACTTGAAGTAGAGATACCTTACACTATCCCCCAATTTTTCTGCGGTACCGTGCCACAGTCCTATGTACAACCTGTCTTGAACGATGGAGGTGATCGTTTTCTTCTTATGGTTGATACTGGGGCAAATCCTGCCGATATTTTTGTTGATTCCTATTGTGCTTGTGGAGATGATTTTAGGTTTTTTGCATTTAACGGGGCTCCCGTGTTTTATACGTACACGAATGATCCCGATGTTTCCAATTAGATTATATATATATATGTATTTGCATTTAGTGTTGATCATTATTGTATATAGAACGTAT